GATGAGAACGAAGAATCATTTTCTGATAGAAATGTTTTTCCTATTGGTTGCATTAAAGAACTTAAAAGGATAGAAATATAAGAATATGAAAAACGACAAAAATAAGGCAGATGACACAATTAAGACACAATCTATAGGAAGACCAAAAAAAGAACTAGATGAAGAAGTGATCGCTAGACTCAGCCAGATTGGATGCACACAGGAAGAAATTGGAAGTGTTGTTGGAATATCAGCAAGAACATTACAAAGACGATATGCCGATTTAGTAGCAGAAAACAAAAACAAAGGAAAAGCTAGTTTAAGAAAAGTCTTATGGAAGAAAGCACTTAAAGGCGACCCCAAACTATTAATCTGGCTTTCAAAGAACGAATTAGGAATGGTTGATAAAATACATACCACATCAACTGTAGAACCTTTGCCATTAATCATAGATGCTAAAGCAGAAGACTTGAATGGCTAAACAAAAATTCACTCATTTTGTACCGAGAGATAAACCACCTAAAAGACCTCGTAGGCATAAAAAGAGATTGAATAAATCAGAAAAACGATCATATAAAAAATATAACTCACAGGGGAGACCATAACATGGCTGAAATAATCGGAGAGAATACTTTTCTAAAACTAAGAAAAGAAAAAGAACAAATGAAGAATGAACTAGAGCAAGTTAAAATCCAAAGAGATATTGCTTTAAGAAAACTAAACAAAGTTAATATTTATCTTAACGAATTATTAAAAATAATTGATTATGCTCAAAAGAAGTAACTTCTATCCTAATGGAGAGATCATAGACTATTCACTTCCACAATCTTTTCAAAAGACTACTAAAGCTGAAGCCTGTGGTAATTGTGGTTTGTATTCTAATCGTAGGCAGTTCTGTGGTCGTTGGGGTGCTAAGTTTGTTAAAGATAATTACATATGCCACGAGTGGAGAAAACGATTTTTCAAAAGATAAGTGAAGAATTAGATATTCTTGCTAATCTCTACAATAAAACGCAAGATCAAAAATATAAAATCAAGTGGTATAAATTACTTAAAAAGTTTCCTATTGTATGATAAAAGCCTTTTATGGCTACAGCAAAATACAAAGGAAGATCGGTTAAACTTAACAAACCCATGCGTGGAGATGTTAAGAAGTTTAAGGTATTTGTAAGAAATCGTAAGACAGGCAAAGTAGTTAAAGTTAATTTTGGAGATAAGAAACTATCTATTAAGAAAAACATACCAGCTAGAAAGAAATCATTCTTTTCTAGATTTACCCCTATTTTAAACAAAGCTAAAAGATCAGGTAAGCAATTAAACACAACACCGGTATATTGGGCAGTTAAATCATGGAGAAAAGGGTTCAAGGTATGATTGATAAGTTCTTTTATTGGCTATTTGGTAATGTTGATGCTTATTCTGATTGGATAGATAAGCAATTTACTAAGCCTAAGAAAAAGAAAAAAGTATTAAGTAATGCTTGGATAAGAAAGCGAGTTAAAAAGAAATGATTAAAAATTTTAAAGATATTGTAGTTTTATTAATCACAACTGGTGTTTTAATTTTATTAGGTACTATTATTATTGGAGATTATATTGTAGCATTAGAAGAAAATAGACCAGTAGATGAAAGTGTCATAACCTTAATGAAGATGTCAGTTACAGGATTGATTGGTGTTATAGGTGGTTACATAGGTGGTAGCAAATGAGAGATACAAAAGTTTTAGATCGATTTACCGAACAAAGCAATAGAAAGCATAAAGAGATGGAATTATTTAAAAAACTAAAAAAAGAAGTAGAATCAGGTGCTAATGGAACTCAAGATTATGTTATTAAAAAAGGTATCAACAAAGGTAAAATTGCTAAATGAAAATATCAGAAAACACTTCAGTATCTTTACCAATAAGAAATTTACTTGCCATTGTAGGTGCTGTGGCACTAGGTGTTTGGGCTTATTTTGGCATTGTTGAAAGATTAAACTTATTAGAAACAGCAGATAAACTACAACAACAAGATTTACTAGAAGCATCAGCACAACGACCTATAGACCAAGAACAATTTTTATTATTAGAGCATATTGCAGAGGGTTTAGAAAAATTAACTGAACGAGTGGACAATATGATGAATAATAAAGTTAATATTGAACGACTTCAAAAAGACTTTGAAAGACTTTACATTGATGTTGAAAAACTAAAAGATTCAGTTCGTTCTAATATAGGTAAATTAAATGGCGATCACTAAACTAGTATTTGCATTGTGTTTATTTATTAATGGTCAATTAGTTGAGCATAGAATACAAGATAGTTTATCAACTTGTTTAAAGATGAAACGAGAAGCTACTAGAAACATGAATATGGAAAATAAACAGTATATGTGTGGAGAAGTAGAAGCTGAATTAGAAACTAATATTGATGGAAGCGAAACTATTAAGAAAATAATTAATAATAAGTAATTTATGAGTATAACTATGATAGATTTATTTTATAACTTTATTGTGAGAATATGCTATAGGTTAATACATTGGGCAACTGGGAGAAAATACAAACGAAAGAATAAATGAAATTTATATTAGCTTTTACAATCTGTTCATCAATCACAGGCTTTTGTAATAATACAATGACAGTTAATCCACCATATAATACTTGGACAGAATGTGTAGTTGCTGGTTCTGAATTAACCATTAAATTTGCTCAATTAAAAGAAGAACAAATTAACAAAGAAAAATTATATATATCTTATTTCTGTAATGAAAATAACCCTAACAAAACCCCAACTTAAAGTCAGTACATCAAAAGCAAGGTTTAGAGTTCTTATATCAGGTAGAAGATTTGGGAAAACTTATTTAGCTGTTACTGAAATGATGAAGTATGCCTGTCAGCCAAATAGAAAGATTTGGTATGTAGCACCAACATTTAAAATGGCTAAAGAAATTGTATGGGGAACTCTTAAAGAAATGCTTAATCAATTTAACTGGATTGAAGATATTAACGAAACTACTATGACGATCACAATTAGACAATCCAATAGTCAAATATCTCTTAAAGGGGCTGACAATTATGATGCACTTCGTGGCAGTGGAATAGACTTTTTAATTTTAGACGAATTCGCTGACATAGATAAACGAACTTGGTACGAAGTATTGAGAGCATCAGTTTCAGATACTCATTCAAGAGATAAAAATAGTGGTCATGTATTATTTTGTGGTACACCTAAAGGTTATGGTAACTGGTCATATGAACTTTATCTAAAAGGTAAGCAAGATGATGATTGGGAGTCTTTTCAATTTACTACAATACAAGGTGGAATGGTATCAGCAGAAGAAATAGAACAAGCTAAATTAGATATTGATATTAGAACTTTTAGACAAGAGTTTGAGGGTACATTTGAAAACTATGCTGGTGCAGTTTATTATAACTTCCACCCAGTTGATAATGTTATTAAACCTAGAGAGGTTGATTGGACTAAACCTTTACACTTAGGCATTGATTTTAATATAGACCCAATGTCATGTTGTGTTGCTCAAATTGAAAAAGAAAAGATATATTTTATTGATGAAATAGTTATTTATGGAAGTAATACAGATGAATTAGTGCAAGAAATACGAGATAGATATGGAACTAAATCTCAAATTATTTGTTATCCTGACCCAGCATCAAGACAAAGAAAAACATCTGCTGGTGGTCGAACTGATTTAAACATATTACAAAATGCTGGATTTAAAGTTAAAGTTAAACATAAACACCCAGCAATACGAGATAGGGTTAATGCAGTTAATAGTAGGCTCAAAGATTCAAATAATAATCGCCATATTTTTATTTGTAATAATTTAAAAGTGCTGATAAAAGGATTAACTAGACAAACTTACAAGGAGAATACAAATATTCCTGATAAGGAAGATGGATTCGATCATATGAATGACGCACTAGGATATATGATTGATTATTTAAAACCATTAACCACACAGGCTAATTTTAACTCTCCTACAAGATGGACAATGAAATAGATTATGGCATACACTAGAGATCAAGCAATCGCAGTACATAAAGATTATCAAGAGACAGTTAATAATTGGGAGTATTACATTAGATCATACAATGGTGGCTATGATTATATGGTGGGTCAATATCTGCATAGATATAATTTAGAATTAGATAACGAATTTAATCAAAGACTAGCAAACACTCCATGCGATAACCATTGTAAAAATATCATTCAAATTTATTCATCATTTTTATTTAGAGTTAGACCAAGTAGAGATTTTGGTTCACTAGCTGATGAACCATCAATTAATAATTTTT